GAGTTATGGGACAAGTACAAAGAGAAGGAAGTATTTGAAACCTGTAAGTATCCTTACCCTAAGATGGATGATATGTTCAAAGGTTTACGTAAAGGTGAACTTGTTACATTCACAGCAGGGTCAGGTATGGGTAAGTCAACTGTAGTGCGAGAGATTGCCTATGACTTGATGCTTAGACAAGAGAAGAAGATTGGTTACATTGCTTTGGAGGAGAACTGGCGTAGTACGCTGACTAAGTTCCTTGGTATGTATAGTCAGAAGCCTTTGTTCTTTGACAACGAGTTAACTCCTGAGGAAGAGAAAGAAGCTTGGGAAGAAACTATTGGCAAAGACAGACTCTACTTGTATGACCACTTCGGTTCAATGGAGACTGATAACCTACTAGCTAAGATACGAGTAATGATACATAACTGTGGTGTTGACTTCATTGTCCTAGACCATATCTCTATTGTTATATCAGGTATGGAAGGTGGAGATGAGAGACGCTCTATTGACAACCTAATGACTATGTTACGTTCAGTAGTAGAAGAGACTAATGTAGGTATGCTACTAATCAGTCACCTAAGACGTGCCTCTGGAGACAAAGGTCACGAAGATGGTGCACAGATTACATTAAGTCAGTTACGAGGTTCAGGTGCTATTGCTCAGTTGTCTGATGCAGTTATTGGATTAGAGCGAGATGCTCAGTCAGTAACCGAAGGTGACCATATAGGAGTACGCATCCTAAAGAACAGGTTTGGTGGACAGCTTGGAAGAGCAGATACATTAAACTATAATCACAAAACAGGTAGAATAGAACTAGTTGAGGAAGTAGCAGAGGAGTTTGCAGATGAAGACAGCGATTTTTGACCTAGAAACTAATGGACTACTTAGTGAAGTAAACACTATTCACTGTTTAGTATTCTATGATGTAGAAGCTGACAAGATGTTTAGCTTTGATTATGATGGTGTACTTGATGGGCTAATTCAGTTAGGAGAGTATGACACCATAGTAGGGCATAACATCATTGGTTATGACATCCCTGTTATTAATAAATTGTTTCCAGCTGTAGAGCTAAACTGTGAGGTTGTTGACACCTTGATACTGGCTAAACTAGCCTACTACAATATGCATTCTATTGATGAGCAGTCTGATATACCACCTAGGCTAAAGGGGAGATATTCTCTTGAGTCGTTTGGTTACAGATTGAATGATAACAAAGGTGACTTTGGTAAGCAGGATGATGCTTGGGATGTATATACACCTGAGATGCTTGAGTATTGTGAGCAGGATGTAAAGCTAACAGCTAAGTTATATAAGAAGCTACTGACTAAAGACTGGTTACCTGCTGAAGCCTTACGTATTGAGCAAGAGTTTGCAAAGATAATAACACAGCAGACTATTGATGGTTGGGAGTTTGATGTAGAGTTAGCACAGAGACTACACGTAGTACTACTGGCTGAGAAGAATAGCCTAGAGTCTGAGTTACATAAGGTGTTTAAGCCTAAGTACTTCAGTAAGGGTGTTAAGCAGTATAAGAAAGAACCTTTCAATAGACTAGGCATAGCACATTGGGAACACAACAGCATACAGCTTACTACTTTTAATCCTGGGTCTAGAAACCACATAGCTAAATGGCTAGGTGACCAGTATGGTTGGAAGCCTAAGAAGTCTGAGAAGGGAAACCCAATCGTAGATGAGGCTGTGCTTAGTAAGTTAAAGTATCCTGAGGCTAGACTGCTCTCTAAATACTTTAATGTAAACAAACTACTAGGTATGGTAGCCGAGGGTAACAATGCTTGGTTAAAACTAGTAGGAGCTGATGACCGTATGCACGGACAGGTTGATACCGTTGGTGCAGTAACAGGTAGATGTACTCACCGTAAGCCTAATGTAGCACAGACACCTTCATCCCGAGCCTTTATGGGTAAGGAATGTAGAGAGTTATACAAGGCTAAGAAAGGCTATCGAATAGTTGGTGTTGATGCTTCTGGACTAGAGCTTAGGATGTTAGCTCACTTTATGGCTAAGTGGGATGGTGGTAGCTATGGACAGAAGGTACTAGAAGAAGACATACACTATGTTAATGGTGTTGCCGCAGGCTTAATGGATAAGGACTGGGTTAAGGGCTCTCCTGAGTACGATAAGGGCAGAGGACAAGCCAAGACATTTATTTACGCCTTCTTATATGGTGCAGGTGACGGTAAGATTGGTTCTATTGTTGGAGGTAAGGCTAAGGAAGGCAAAGCCCTAAAGGCTAAGTTCTTCAAAACACTACCTGCACTAGAGAAGTTAATCAATGCTGTTACTAAGTCAGCATCTAGGGGATTTATAACAGGTATCACAGGCAGAAGGATGTACATACGTAGTCCACACGCTGCTTTAAATACACTACTGCAATCAGCAGGTGCATATGTGATGAAGTATTATACTGTTCAATTAGCTAATAACCTGAAAGGGTTTGATGCTAGAATGGTTGGAAACATACACGATGAAGTACAGATGGAAGTGTTAGTATCTCAAGTAGACGAAGTTAAGAAAATAGCGGAGGCTTCGTTTGCTGAAGTTACCAAACTTCTTAATTTTAGAATTAAACTTGAAGGAGAAGCACAAGATGGCACAACCTGGTACGACACGCATTAAAGCGATACTACCTCTACCTCTCTATTGGAAAGGAAGGGGTGACAAGAAACGACAGTTACTATTATCTACTAACACTTGGTTACCGATGCACTACACGCAACGTAATAACATCAAGCAGAATTACCACGCAATAGTTAAGGAGTGGTGTGAACAGTTACCTAAGTTTAAAGTGCTTAGACCTGAATACACTCTTCACTTTAGCAACAAGCGTAAGAAGGACGTTGATAATTATGTTGCTCCTCTTCATAAATTCCTAATGGATGCTATGGTTGAGCACGGTGTAATTAAAGATGATAACTATGAGTATGTGGTTGGCTTCTCAGCTGACTTCGGTGGAATAGGCGATGAAGATTACGCTGTTGTGGAGTTGGTGGGTGAATACGAAGATTAATATTGACGTAGCAATAGGAAGAGTAGCTACTACTAACTTACCTGTTGATGATAAAGTAATAGATAGTATGCTAGGTACTTTGGTAATATTAAAGGAATTAGGATTTAAATACATAAGCAAAGGAGATACGGATGACAAAGGACAACATAAACCCTAGCCATTATAAGCAAGGAAACATAGAGGTGATTGACTTCATACTCGACCAACAGCTAAACTACTTGGAAGGTAATGTGGTCAAGTATGTAAGCCGTTACAAATATAAGAATGGACTAGAGGACTTGAAGAAAGCCCAATGGTACTTAAACAAGATAATGTTAGAATTAACTAAACCTGAGGAATAGTGATGACGTACGATGAATACATAGAAAAGGAAGGCGTTGCCTTACCTATTAGTGGCTTTGAAGACCTAGTCTTTGATTACCTAGAAGCACTTAGTGAAACATACCACGACTTACCTGTTGAGGAGATTATGTATGCTATATACACTACACAACAGTTAGTACCTCATATAGCTGAGATGGATGATGCTTATGTTGAGGATGTAGCAACAATGGTAGGAGGTTCACGTGTCCATTAAGATAATGCGCTTCACTGCTGAGTGGTGTGAGGTATGTGCAGATTATCTACCTACATTCGTTAAGGTTATGAGTGAGTTCCCTGATGCTGTTGTTGAGTCATATGATATTGAAACAGATGATGGTGTAGAGATGGCCAGTGACTTTGGCATCACAGGAGTACCTACTACTATCGTTGTTGATGATGCAGGCTACCAAATTAAAGTAGGTAATGTGCCTTATCAAGTTCTTAAGGAGATGCTAGATGAACGAAGCACAATTACTGACTAAAATCCAAGATACGTTTCACTGGGATATAACTAAAACAGAAGATACATATTGTAGATGGGATGCCGAGAGTCCAGATTACTTGGTTGAACTTAAGGCTAGAAGAGCCCATTACAATACACAGATAATTGAATACAGTAAGTTAGAGTCGTTGATGGATGAAGCAGGCAAGCAAGAGAAGACTGTTATGTATATAGCATCAACACCTAACATAATTCTTGTGTTTAATATATCTGAGCTATGTTCGCAAGAGTATAACTTTAACTGGGAGAACAAGAGGCTACCTAGTCACACTGATTTTGGTAAAGCTAATTGGGTTGACAAGAAGGTAGGTTACATTGACAATAACAAGGCTAACTGGACGATACCATTATGAAAGCACTAATTGATAGCGACAGCTTAATCTATAAACACGCTTCTATTAATCAAGAAGTAACAGAGTGGGATGAAGAGACTACCACTACTACTACTGATTTGAAGCGTGCTATAAGGGGCTTAAAGAGAAACATAGACGACATCATCGAAGCTACAGATGCCGATGGTTACCTCTGTGTGTTATCACCTAAGAGAACATTTAGATATGATGTACTCCCTTCTTACAAAGGAAACAGGAAAGCACCTAAACATAGGCTAGAACTGTTGAAACCTCTTAGAGCATACCTTAGTAAGAAAATGGTAACACATACTCCTACTTACACAGAGGCTGACGATTACTGTGTGTGGAAGATGTATGAAGAACCTAATGAATGGGTAGTGTGTCACATAGATAAGGACTTAAATCAAGCTACAGGAGCTCACTACAACTACGGTAAGCTCAACAGCTATAGAGTAACTCAGGAAGAAGCTGACTATGTATTCTATATGCAGACACTAACAGGTGATACAAGTGATGGCTATAAAGGCTGTCCAGGAATTGGACCAAAGAAGGCAGAGAAGATACTTCAAACCCTTGATTTGGCTAATGAGAAGGAAGTATGGGAAGCTATTGTAGAAACATATGAAGAGAAAGGATTGACTGAGGATGATGCACTTGTACAAGCAAGAGTAGCTAGGATGTTAAGACCTTCTGAATACAATGGTGACGATATAATTAAACTATGGGAGATTAAAGATGAAGACTGAATACTTAGGTATAACTATAGATAGAACAAGAGATAAGAGTATGTCAGACCAGGCTAATGAATTGGTGACTGGTTACTATCTAAGAGGTAAGGAGAAGTCACCGCAGGAAGCTTATGCTAGAGCCTGTGTTGCCTATAGTGACGGTGATAATGATTTAGCACAGAGGTTATATGATGCAGTTAGTAATGGTTGGTTTATGTTTAGTAGTCCTATACTTAGTAATGCACCAGCACC